GTGGCTTGCTAACTACAGGTACATTTGGAAACACTGCGAATTCTTTCTGTCAAGGTAACGACAGCAGACTCAGTGATTCTCGCACACCATTAGCACACACCCACGGCAATATCACCAACAGTGGAGCAATTGGTACAAATCCCAACTTACCAATCATTACGACAACCAGTGGCTTGCTAACTACAGGTACATTTGGAAACACTGCGAATTCTTTCTGTCAAGGTAACGACAGCAGACTCAGTGATTCTCGTACACCCGTGGCACACACTCAGGCGTGGTCCACAATAACCGGCACTCCGACGACTATATCCGGTTACGGGATTACAGATGCGCTGTCTACCGGTAATCAGAATCCCAATCTGGTGCTTGCCGGTCCATCGTCTGGCACTACTGCGGCCACGCCCACTTTCAGGGCTTTGGCTGCTGGAGACCTGCCTAATGTCTCAGGCCTGACGGCAGCGGGCTATGGCAGCGCGTCAAGCGTGCCCACGCTGACTGTTGACGCAAAGGGTCGAATCACCGCAATAAGCAATACGGCTATCTCCATTGCCAATACCGCCGTCAGCGGCCTGGGGACTGCGTCAACCCGCAATGTCCCTTCAGGGGGAGGCGGTTCCAGCACTCCCAGTCTTCTTCCGGCCCCGGCCTCGGTTTCAGGAATCGACCTCGATGGGGATGGGGACGGAAACGTATTGTTTCAGGAAGCCGATAAAGCCTTTGATAACAATGTCACCACTAAGTATCGCAACACTGGAGGAGCCAACTCCGGCTTGGAGTTCTCATACGGGACGGCAACACAACTTACATCATTTGTTATTACAACAGCAAATGATTCTACCGATCGAGACCCTGCCTCTTACCAGGTTTATGGATTCCAAAGCGGATCCTGGCAGCTGTTAACTTCCGGTTCCCTTAGCCTGCCTACGGCAAGGCAGACCGACTCAGCGTCAATCACGCTCCCCGGCAATTTGCCTTCACTGACGCAGTACCGAGTGGTATTCCCCACGCTTCGTGTCAGCGGCACAGCATCCATGCAGATTGCTGAGCTCAAGATGACCGGCATCCAGGGAACTGGGGGAGGCGGCGGGAGCACAAATGCCGCTGCTACCGAGGTCGTGCTCGGGAGCGATACCCGATTGACTGATGCCAGGACACCTACAACCCATTCCCATAGTGTTTTCAACAACACGACCTCCGGGTTTGCTCCTGCCTCAGGGGGTGGGACAACCAATTTTCTGCGCGCCGATGGAAGCTGGGCAGCACCTCCAGTCGGTGGGGGTGGGGGTGGAGGGACAGTAACCAGTGTTGGACTGGCCCTGCCGAATATCTTTACGGTCTCGAATAGTCCCGTAACAGGTTCCAATACTCTGACCGGGACTCTAAATACTCAAAACGCCAATCTCGTCTTTGCAGGGCCTGTTACAGGTGGTGCTGCAACGCCAGGTTTCAGGACACTTGTTGCAGCCGACATCCCGACCCATTCCCATAGTGTTTTTTCCACTACTGCCGCTGGGTTTACTCCTATTTCACCAGGTGGGCAAACCAGGTACCTCCGCGCTGATGGGAACTGGGAGATACCTCCAGTTGGCGGAGGTGGAGGCGGCGGAACGGTCACGAGTGTTGGACTGTCCCTGCCGAATATCTTTACGGTCTCGAATAGCCCCGTAACAGGTTCTGGGACTCTGACCGGGGCTCTAAATACTCAAAACGCCAATCTCGTCTTTGCAGGGCCCACTGCCGGTAATGCGGCAACGCCAGGTTTTAGGACACTTGTTGCAGCCGACATCCCAGCCCATTCCCATAGTCTTTTCACCAGTACTGCCTCCGGGTTTGCTCCTGCCTCAGGGGGTGGGACAACCAATTTCCTGCGCGCCGATGGAAGCTGGGCAGCACCTCCAGTCGGCGGAGGTGGAGGCGGCGGGACAGTAACCAGTGTTGGACTGTCCCTGCCGAATATCTTTACGGTCTCGAATAGCCCCGTAACAGGTTCTGGGACTCTGACCGGGGCTCTAAATACTCAAAACGCCAATCTCGTCTTTGCAGGGCCTGTTACAGGTGGTGCTGCAACGCCAGGTTTTAGAACCCTGGCTACAGAAGATCTGCCCACCATCTCAGGTCTGGCGTCAGGAACCTATGGCAGCTCATCTCAGGTACCCACCTTCACTGTTGACGCGAAGGGGAGGCTGACAGCAGTACAGAACGTAGGTGTGTCAGCTCCGGGTGTCGCGACTGCAAGCAACCTGATCACCAATGGAAACTTTGATATATGGCAGCGACGCACTTCGTCGGGGTCGCTCGCCGTGACAGCTAGTCCTCCCAGGGTCGCAGATAGGTGGGCTTCCGCTGTCCTGTTTGCAGCGTCTAATAACGCCTCGGGCACTTATACCGTTTCAAGACAAGCATGCACTTCAACCGAATTGGCAAGCTTTAGCGCTAGCTACTATCAAAGGATTGCAACAAGTAACGTATCCGCTGGGACAACAGGATTGAACAGCCTGACTTCTGACAGCTTTGGGCTACTTGCACTCCAAAACGTTGAGGACGCGGCGTCTATCCTTGGTCAGACAGTGACCCTATCCTTCTGGGCCAGGGCTTCTGCTGCTACTCAGGTGGTTTCCGAATCTCAAATCTTTACCGTTGGTGCAGGGCGTTTTTGGACCCCCACGATATGCAAAACCTTCAATCTTACGACATCTTGGCAAAAGTTTACACATACATACACGATGCCAACCTATGCGCAGGTTGTGGCCTCTGCGTACAATCCAAATGCGGTCATTACAACGCAGACCAATCCAACCTACACCCCTCTCGGTGAAGCCGCTTTACAGCCGCTGAGCAATTGGCTGTACCAGGTTGACATAAAATTTGCATGGTCCCTTGGTACGTGGAGGAGGTCTGGGAACGCTTATTCCACTCGCCCATCTGGCTTTGTGGGGACAGAACAAACCCAGGCGCAAATGAATAGCATGAACAACAGTTTGATCACAAACGGGTTCTACGACATTGCACAAATACAAGTGGTGCCGGGATCTGGTGACCCCCAGTTCTGGCGTAGACCCGCCCAGCAGGAGCTCGCGCTTTGCCAAAGATACTATTGCGTTGCTCTTGCCAATACTCGTGGATACAATAGTGGGTCGAACTGGTTAGAGACACCCATCGTCTGGCCAGTAACCATGAGAGCAGCGCCCACTTGCAGCTTTGTTTCAGGTGTTGGTACTTCTGGCAATATCCAACAAAACCTAATTGAGTCCGTAAGTCCCATTGGAGCTAGGCATGCCATCCTGGGAATCAACAGCGTAAGCGACTCCTTTGCGCTCGCATTCCAGGTCGCTGCCGATGCTGAGAACAATTTAATTGACTAAAAGCTTTCGACTCAAATGACGTACCAACTCACCAATGGCAATACCGTTATCAGGCTGGAGGATGGGGCGTTCATCCCTTCGGACTCCCAGAACTTGGATTACATCGCCTTTCAAAAGTGGCTGGACGAGGGCAACACCCCGGACCCGCCAGCTCCTTCCTCACCTCCTGGTCCTGATTACCAGGCGTTCTGGGATTCCCTGATTGAAAGCTCTGTCTATGCATCTATCCGTGAGCAGTCTTTCACCAGCCTCCCACTGAACACTCTGGCCACTGAGTTCATCGCCCTTCTAGGGGATGCAAAAAACGGTCGCGCCAACGTGCCTGCCATCCAAAGAGGAATCAGCGCAGTCCTGTCCGCTGGCTCGTTCACTCCAGATCAGCTGACTGAGTTCCGCTCGGCCCTTAGTGCTGGGCACCTTGACAGTACCTACCCCCTCTAAATCGCTGTGGACCAATCCGACTCAGTCCTCCTTGCTAATCGCACCTATGGTGGCAGTGACAGCACACGGCCGGACTTCAATCGCCAGGCCTACGTCAAGTACAACTCTGTCCACGACTCTAGGGACCTAGGTCCAATCTCGAATGCCAAGCTCGACTTTCGCGGTGTCGTCGGAGCGAAAAGCGGGACGCAGACCCTGTTCTTTTCCTTTGATATAGAGGCCCCCTCTCGAATTGGCCTCAGGCGTATCCGAATCAACAAATACACCGATCAATACGTCATGGTCAGCCTGCGTAACAACGCTGGGCCTATTGCCCTTGGCGATGACGGCTTTGCAGGCTCCGAGCTCTATCCGGTGGAAGTCCTCAAGTCTCCCTATTCGGTTGACCTTGGCTATGTCAACGCCGGTTACTGGCAGAGGGGCTACGCCACCTATGACTATGCATTGCGCGACGGCGGCTCCGCAGTTGTCCTAGCCAGCGAGGCAGAGGCTGACGAACCGTTCACATCAAACTACGGGATCCTCTTGCCACCTGGAAAGTATTGGTTCCTTGTCTCGAGCAGCCAGTGGACAGAACTTCCTTACAGGGTTCAACTTGCAGTGATACCCCTGTCCGAGTCGGAGGCTGTCCTGGAGATGGAGTCTCAGATCCTGGCCCGGGCAGCCCTATCTGCGGGTTCCGCGGATATCGAGATGAGCACTGAACTCACGGCACGCGCAGTTCAAACCCTGGAACCCAGCATCTTGATAGAGGGGGAAACAACGATCACCGCATCACCAACAATTCTTTCCCCTTATGGCTAGTCTCAACCTGTCAGAATAGGTTGACTGCCAGGCCATTCATGCCATCCTCTCAATACCACGCCACCAATAAGCTCAACTGGCTCCGGGGAACTACGTTTCCAGCGGCACTGAGCAATGTGTACCTCAGCCATCACACCGCGGATCCCGGCTCCTCCGGGGTCAATAGTGATGTCAGTACGGCTCTGGCTGGGGGGCGGACAACTTTGGCTACTTCGAGCTTGAGTGTGCCAGCAGCTAGCGCGGGAGGGGGTTTCCAGGTCAGCAATACGGCCACGGTTACGGCTTCCAGTTCAGCCGCTTCGGCTCAGACCATCACGCATCTTGGTATTTGGGATGCGCCTACTGGGGGTAATTTCATTACCTACGGCCTGCTCTCGCCCGCAGCTGTTATCGCCACGGGTGACGTGTATCGCTTTGCCACTGGGCAGATTGTTATCCGCGAGTTGTGATGCGATGGACCCACATCCCCTTGCGGGATCGGTCCACCTTGCCTGAACGGTAAACATTGCGGGCGTCACTCACGCTCGCACCGGCAACACAGGCTGCGTAAATGCAAGGCTCCGTATAGAAGCCGTCGTAGAATTTCACGCCAGACGCGGGATACTTCCAGGCCGGTGCAGAGAACTCCGACCATGGATCCGCCACGTTGATGAGGCATCGATCGCTCTTGTGGTCCCGCATCAGGCCATCAAGCACAATTACATGCCCAGAGCCTGTGAACCAGCCATGCGTGATCAGCAGCTCTCCTGCTTTCAGCCACTGGTAAACCTCGTCCAAAGAGGCGTTGCTTGTGTAGGTATGGGCGACATGGTCGTATCCCTTGATAACCCGGGCCATGACTGCCGGATCACCAGCTGTGCCGATACTGGTCAGCCGGCGGCGAATGTCCCTGATATCAGGATCCCGCACTGCCATGGCGATACAGGCCGCCTGACAGGTGAAAGCATCGGGCTGGCTGAGTTTGAGGGCTTTGACCTTGGTCTTCCACTCGTTGACCTCGGCCCTGACCTCATCGGCGGGGCGCTCCTGTGGTGGTTTTTTCCAGACACCTTCTCGGAGTTCGCCGCCATCGGCATAGAGAGCTCGCTGCTCTGGGGTTAGGCGAGCTTCCAGGGCATCCCAGAAGGCCAACTGATGAGGCTCTTCTGATGTGTGGATGGCGTATTGGCGCAGGGAAATCATGTCAGTCCTCGTAGGTGCCAGCGAATCGCCGCGTCATGGCCGGAGGGTCGCTCTCTCCCTCTAGTGCCTCGACTGCAAGGTGCTGAGCGGCTTGATCGGAGAAGCCCTTGTCCTTGTACATTCCGTAGTACCGCATGAATTCATCAATGCGGATGTCAGCGTCATCCCCATGCACCATGACCTCTGCGGCCATGTGTTCTGCGGCTGGACGAGGCACATCGTCGCTGACGAAGTGCTTGGCTAGCGCCTCGTAAATTTCCGGGCTGCCAGCAAGGCGCATGGTCTACCGCGAGAGTAGTCCCATGCTAGCCACAGCTGGCATGCATTCCGATTGCCTTGTATTACCCCTGGGCCGAATGATTGCCTTGTATTACCCTTAGGCCGAAGAGAGAAGATTTGCCAGCTTGTACATCGCAGGCACGTATTCCTCTTGGCGGTATTTCAACGCTGCGTTCAGCCGCCCATCCAGGCAGCATTTCTGCGCCGCCTGGGTGTTCAGTGTTGCATTGGCAGCAGTTCGGAGTTGGTGCTCCTGGGTGTTGCTGGCAACCTGCAAGGCGCGGGCACCATCGGTGACAGCGTTGATGCCTGCAGTCTCGGCCGTGGGGATAAGCATAAGCGCCGCATTGATGTGCTGCTGACCCAGCCGCGGGCCTTGGTCAAAAGCACCAATAGCTTGGCCCTGTGGTCCAGTATTGGGAGGGCGCATGGCTCCAGCGGGGAAGTTGGCCATCTCAGCCCTCGCTCACGAGCCACTTAGAGGTCAGCAGTTCAGGAGCCTGGCTCTGGACTTGGTCCAGCAGCATCCAGAGCTGGTCGGGCCTGGTGGTGGCTACCTGGTTGAACTGAGCCCAGAAGTCCTCTGGATTGACACCACCGCCACGGCCAGATGGCGCGGGCATGGGCATCTCGGGCCTCTGATAGGGGCGCTGGTTGGCCTCTACCTCAGCACGCAGGCGGTCCTGAGGGAGCTCCACGGGAGCAGGGCCCTCGGGTCCGAAGAAGTCGTTGACGTAATCAGCCAGCAGGTCGGGATCAGTGGTCAGATAGTTGTAGGCGTTGTTGTCTTCAATGGCCGCATTAAGGATCACCTCCATTTGGCTCATGTTCTGCGCCAGTTGCTGCAATTGCTGCATCGTGGTGCCGGTTTGCTCAGCCTGGGCCAGCAGGGCATCCTCTACGGTGCAGGCGTAACGATTGAGAAGGGCCGGGGCCTCAGCGCCGAAGTGCTGAAGAACCTCAAGACTTTCGTTGCTTACGCCGCTTAGGTACCCGTCCTCGACCTCTTGCGGGGCCTGGGTCGGGGCGTACTGCGCTGGCACGTTCTGCAGCGCGCTCGGATAGCTCGGCGAATAGACCGGCGTTGCTTGGGGCAGCGAAATCGGGATCCCCGTACTGAACGCCGCTGGGTAGCTGGTTGTAGGCGAAGGGTAGTAAGCCGGGGAGGGAGCCGCCTGTGGCGCTTGTTGCCAATACGGTGCCTGGGGCTGGGATTGGGGCATCCCGTTCAGCCCGCCGCTCAGGCGCTGATAGGCCGCCTGCCACGGATCCACCATTTGCGGTGCTGGACCGGGTGCTGTCTGGTAGGAAGAAGGGGCCGCTGCTGCCTGGTAGCTCTGCGGGGAGACCGGCGCCTGCGCGTGCTCTACCGATGGCATCGAGTTCGCTGGGGCCTGAGGCACCTGCGGCATCGTTGAATTGTCCTGCATAGGTCAGTTCTCGCTTGAGGAAATCGAAAGCCCGATAAACGAATGGAACCAGGTCGAGCCTGGGGTCTGCCAGGAGTGGAAGATCGGGCTGCTGCGGATGAGGGATCTGCTGCATGTCCCCGATGAGCGAGAGGAATGTTCCAATGCTCTGTTGCGTGGCCTGGGCCATCCTGAATGGATACCCTGACAGCATAGCGCTGCGTTCCTCATCTGTTTTTGAGGGGAATAAATGCTTCAGTGCTTCCACCGAGTCCACCCCAAGTTCTTGAAGGTTCCGCACCACGATCGATGCGTTGAGAACGTCTTCAGGGCTCTCCTCAAAGACCGGCCCCCTCCAGCGCCACTCCACTCGCCGATCCCCGTCAGGAATCAGCCCGACAACTCCAACTGGGAGATCCTGGTTCTCCAGTGCCTCCGAGAGGTTGGCCTCTATCTCCTGCTCCCAGGCGGCGTATTCCTCTCTGTAGATACGCTCCGCCTCCTCATACTCCGCAGTAGCGCCATCGGCTTCAAACTGCTCAAAGATTGGCGCACTTGGCGGCGCAATCCCTAATGCAGCAGAGAAGGAGTCGCGGAAGATTTTCTCCTCGTGATGGATCATCAGGCCTAGCAGTTTGCACAATCCGTAGGTCAGCAACCCGCGACACTTCCTGAGGGCCGTTGTTGCCGCACGGCCGAAGAGGCTCTTGATCTCGTAGGCGGTCGCGCCGGAGGAGATGCCGAGTTCATCAACGCCGCCTAGGGCTGTTCGGATCTCCTCCCGATACTGCCTGGCATACATGTTCTGATCGCCGCTGACCGCATTGGGCGTGATGTATTGCACCCGGTCGGTGGCCTCGAGATTGGCGATCAGGCGAGGCACTCTCATGTTGGATCCCAGGGATGGGGCTCCTGTTAAATCAAAGCGGCCTCCGCCTGAATTAGACCAGTTAGAGCGAGGAGCGGTCGACTCGAAACCGGCTCTACTAGCAATAGTGGGCCGGCGAGACTGCTCATCCCCGGACTCCATCATCTCGTGCTTAGCCCGACTGGAAACAAGTGTGGGGTTGCCGTAGAAACGAATGTTTTCGCGGATATTACGAACCAGGGAGTCATGCACCATGATGTGTCCCTCCAGGCCATCAAAGTCCCCGGTGGCATCCATACCGGAAGAGCGCATGTTGTTAAACGCCTCGACCGCAGGGATAAAGCCCAGGGAGTTCCGTGTCGTCCGAGTCGACTTCCCAATGACCGACGAAGAGGCAGCAGCGGAGCCGAGGGAGGGGGAGAAGCGGCTTCCGATGGGGTCCTCAAAGGACGGCCTCTCGTTACTGATTTCCTCAATGATCTCGTCTTTTCGAACGACCAGCCGGACCCATTTCGTCGTGAAACCGCCAGTGGTTGAAACATTGAGCTTGTTTGCCTGGCTGCGCTCTTTGTAGGAGTAGATCAGGTCGATCTCATCGATCTGCTCATCCGCGTCGTAGTAGGACCTGTAGTTGTCACGGGTGAACCACATGATGCGGTAGGTGTCCTTGACCGGGCGAAAGAACCAAAGCCCTAGCCCGTCAAGCACGAAGTCATCTCCAATCCCCTCGAGCCTGGCGTCGATCTCGTTTTCTTCGATGATCCTCTCCAGGAATGACTTCCGGAATCCGTAGGAATCCTGCCGAGGGTAGAACTCAACCCCCTGGCGCATCATGAAAAGCCGCATCTGAGCAAGATGCCCAGTGATGACGGTGGTGTCACCGCTTCCGCCCTTGCGACTGCGCGCAGCTTCCAGGAGTTGCTGGAATGGGGAGGACCGGGAATCGTTGTATTCGCTCATTGGTCTATCCTAAGTTCGCCAGAGAAGGGGCTAATACTCGAGCTCTGCCGGACCGCGCCTGAACAACTGGTCCAGCAGGATCTGAACTCCGTCGGCACAGTCGTCATGGGCTGTGTGCCCAAGGTTCAGCACCTCTTCCAGCACGACAGACCAGTCCCTGTACTTGTTGAATATCACGCGGTGGGTTTGGAATAGGCCCATGATCCCGCGGAACCGGGACAGCTTGTCACCGCGAATCCCGGTGACTGGAGACACCCTCAGATTAGTGAGGCCCCAGTCTTGGTGGGCAATCCTCTGGAAATCACCCTGGAACGATTTTTGATAGGCCACCGATTCAGGCCAGATCATCACATCAGAGCGAGTGGGCCGGTACTTGCTGCCATCGCGGATCAGCAAATTCCAGTCAGACAAGAGTTCGCACAGGGCCTCTACCTTCTCAATGTTCCCCATGGAGCGCACTCGCCTGTAATCAATCAAATAGCCCTTCTCCCCATCCCTGCCGCCGAGCATGAACACGGTCCAGTCATTGCGCTCTTTCAGGCCAGAGGAGAGGTCCATCCCGACGCCGATCATGTCGAACGTGTCGGGAATGGATCCCTTGATAAACAACTCAGGGGAAATCCCCAGCTCCGCGGATCGCACCGCCTGGTTCATGTACTGATACGCAAAGGAGACTCCGTCCTTGCGCTGCAGCCCTAACAGATATTCGAGCCCCCACATTTGCGGCCAGTAGGAGCGCACATCCCCGTCGTTGTTGTATTCAAGGGCGGCCTGAATCGTGACAGCCCACCCATTGCGTTCAATGAACGTGGTGGCGAACATGTCGTCAAAATGGAACCGGGTGCCCAGGGCGATGGCACGGGCGCCCTCGAACATGGTTGGAACAATGACGCTGTTCCAGTTCGCTTCCATTTCCCTGCGGATTTCTGGATTCGCAATGGACTGCTTGGATTTGATCAGGTCATCCAAAATCACAAGACTGCTTCTCTTGGAAGCAATGGTTCCACGCAGGCCCGCGCAGGCGACAGTAAAGGCGTCTTCTCCTCTGACATCAATTCCTGCAAAATCAAAATCAATCGACCACAACTCGTCTGCTGTTCTCGCCTTGGAGAGGCGAACCATCGGAAAAACTTCCTGATAGTCCGATGACTGAATCAAAGTCTTAATGGCCAGGCTCTTCCCCCTGGCTACGTCGATGTTGTAGGACACGTAAAGAATCCGCAACAGCTTCCTTTGCAGGGCATGCCGCCCGATCAGCCAGGCGCATAGCAATCCCACGAAGGTGCTCTTTGCGGATCCCCTGGGACTCAGTAGGCATTCGTTGGGCCCAGCAACATCAAGGAGGTGGTCGCTGCTTTTGCCGGTGATGAACTTCTCGTGCCACAGCATCATGTGCGGCGCTGGCGGCTTCCCCATCCGGGTGCAAAAGGCCGCGAAATTGTCACGGGCCAGTTGAATGTCTTCTGGAACCGCCGCATCTGCGGATGTTCTCTTTGGGAGCCTTTTAGCAGCAGCAAGCGTGGAGCGCCTGCGCGCCTGGGCTATCGAAGTGCCAGCCATAACTGGCAATGTAACAACTCAGCGCTCCTCTCTCAGCTGGGCGAGGAAGGTCTCGAATGATTCCTCTAAAACGCTCTGCATTTCGGGGTCGTCAGGAAAGGAATCCTGCACGGTCTTCAGGAGTCGATCAGCTCCAGCCAGCAGGAGCCCCCGTCGATCTTGGCCGCGCTCCATCCGCTCGATCTCCACCAGGTGCCCTCGCAACTCCTTTGTCAGAGCAGCGATGAGCCTCGGGTCCGGATTTTCGCAAGCTCGAAGCGCTGCAATATCCTGCTGGAGCCGCACGGCCTCTGCGGTGAGCGCCAGTTTTCGATTCAGCCTGGGATAGCGTTCTTTCTGCCAAGACTCCAGCTCGAGAAAGCACGATTCATATCCCATGGCACTGGCATACATCCAGAGCTGGTACACGGAATCGCGATTGTCGGCCTCTGTTAGGAATCTTTCCCGTTGCTCGTTATTTAGCGAGGAGAGAAAAGCCGATACCCCAGGATGGGAATCAGCCAAAGTATCTGGCGGCGGCCTTGCCGCGGGAGAACGGAGAGTAACGGCTAATGGCACCCCTCGCGTCGGCCCTTAGGCGCAGGGCCTCGTCGGTTCCTTGAGTGAGGGTCTTGCGCTCTTGCTCTCCAGCCATGCCGATTCGGCGCTCCTCGCTGGTGTTGCGGTCGCGGCCTATGCGCTCTTGAGAATCGGCGCTGTACCGGCCAAGGCGCTCCCGGCTGTCATCGCTGTACTTAGCAAGGCGCTCCTGAGAGTCGGACGTGTAACGTGTCCGCTCGGATTCCTGCTCTTGCCCAAAGCGGGATGCCCGCTCCTGGCTGTCGGAGGAATACCGGGTTCCCTCGAGGGCCCGATCAGCCCCATACATCTGGCCGCGGACCTGGGTCTGGGTGCCTTTGAGGGCTTGATCGGCACCATACTTGCTAGTCCTCTCTTGAGAATCAGCTGTATAGCGAGTCCGCTCAGATTCTTGTTGTTGACCAAAACGAGAGGATCGCTCCTGGC